GAACTTGCCGAAATTGGTGGAACTGTCGTCCGCTTCCCGTGCCAATTGCCGCATCGTGCGGACGGCTTTGTTGGCCTTAGTGTCGAACCCTTTGTCGTCGAGGCGCAGGAACCCGACCAGTTCGCCCAGGGTGAGCGCCATGGTTTTTCTCCTTGGGTGCCAGTGCCCGATAGATTCGGGTGTCGGAGGTCAGCAGGCCGACGAGTCGGACCCGCAACCAGCGCCAGGTCCGCTCGGTCAGGATGCCGGGCTGTTCGAGGTCGATCCCGTAGCATTCGTGCAGGTCAGGCTCGATTAGTTCCCAGCGGGACAGGACGTCGGCCCAGATCACCCCTTGGTTTGTTGCCTCGGCGACGACTTTGTCCGGGATTTCGTAGTAGTCGTAGAGGCCCGTCTCCGGGTCGAAGTCCCCCCGCCCGTATTTCTGGATGTCTTCGTCGGTGACAGGGCTTTTCCCGCGGCTTCGCCGTTTTTCCAGAATTGTTCGGCGCGTTCGTCGCCGGCGACGATCCACCAGAACGCGGTGAGCGCAACTCGTTTCATGGTGGGCCAGCTGACCTTGTCGTCGATCAGCTGCTGGTAGGTGTCGCCGAGTACCCGCTGATACATCTGGGCCTCGTCGTGATCGCTCAACAGCTCGATCGCGTCGTCGTCGATCAGGTCGGCCATGGCCTGGTCGTCGGCGTCGTCGCCGGCGGCCGCGGCCAGCTGCTTTTGCAGCTTCACGGAGGTGGTGGCGGCGTTCTTCATGGCGGCGACGTAGCGCTGGCAGTACAGCCCAGTTTCGGCGCTGGGGGCCTCGATGACGTAGACCTTGCGGCCCACGGGCAGCTCCAGGTTGCCGTCGAGGAGCTCGTCTAGGGCCTGGAAACGGGGCATCAGTGGCCGCCCGTCACGGTTGCGCCGGCGGGCTCGGCGGCGTCATCCGGCGGGTCGGCGACCGCGGTGCTCGGGTCGAGGTCGTCCGGCTGGCCTTCGGCGGCCGCGGCGCCGGCCGGCGGGGTCGGGTTGGTGATGTTGGTCCGCTTGCCCTGCCCGGACAGGGTCGCGGTGGCGGTGGACAGCGCGGTCGGCTCGCCGGCCTCCTCGGCCCAGGACACGCTCGCGAATCCTTCGTACGCTTCGGGCAGCCCGTTGCGGTCATACCAGCGGACATGCACGATGTTCGCCGCGCCGAACTCGAAGGCGGCCAGTCGGAGCTTTTCCTGGCCGGGGTCGTAGGTGTTGCTGGTCAGCCCCACCTTGCGGATCAACGTCAGTTCCAGCGTCCAGGCCTGCGCGGTCTTCACCTCCGATGTCCAGCCGTCGCCGTCGTAATCGGAGTCGTCTTCCATATTTGGGTCACCGCCGGGCGCAACCTGGCGGATCGCGCGGACCGGCGTCCACGTGACCACCGGCGGCGGGCCGGGGCTGGTCGCGGTGACGATGTCGACTTTCCACTTGCGGGCGAGTGTCGCCACCAACTGTTCGGGTGCGGTCATCGGGGTTTCTCCTTGCTACTACTCGGGGTCTCGAAGATCCGCGGCCATCGCGCGGTAGTTCTCGACTCGTTCCCGCCGGCGGTTGGCGTCCATGCCCAGCGGCGCCGAGCTGAACCGCGACAGCAGCGAGACGTAGGCGGTGGCGCCGAACTGGGTGTGCTGCAATCCGTGCAGCACCCGGCGGACCTGGTCGGCCAGCTCGTCGGCGCCGAGCACGGCGTCCGGCCGGCCGCGGCACCGCACCGTGACCCCCAGCACCAGGTCGTTCAGCGTCGGGTCGTCGGTGAGCGGGTAGGCGGTGAGCACGATCACCCGGTCCGGCTCGGGCGGGCTGTCGGACAGCACGATCGCCACGGCGTCCGCGGCCTGCGCGACACCCGGCCGGTAGGCGCCCACACCGCGGGCGTCCAGCAGCTGGGCCAGGCCGACGAGGAGATCCGGGATCATGCCGTCCGGGGCGGTCATCGCATCGCCCGGCGGATCTGCGCAGCGATGATTTGGCGGCACTCACTGATGGAATCGGCGAACGCGGTTTCCAAATACTTGGCTTGCCGTCCGTTGGGGTGCCGGTAGTCGAGCCGTTCATGTTGGGGCACCGCGTATTCGGTGTCATAGGTCACTGCGGCGGTCGGGTAGTCCACGCTGGTGTCGCCGGAACCGGCCAGGGTGCCCCACTCCAGCGGCACGCGGGTGTCGGACACGGACAGGATGTGCTCGGCGCCCATCTTCAGGCCGAGCTCGGCGCCGGTGCGCATGGTGGCGGTGATCTCGGCCGCCGGCGTGATGTCGACCTTCCAGCGAAGCGTCATGGCGCCAGCCCGGCTGGCGGCCGCGGTACCTCGATGCTCAGCGCGTTACCGTGGTTGTTGTTCCAGTCGCCGGATTCGGCGATGTCGTCGTATACCGCCTGGACGCTCTGGTAGCCGGCGAGAACGTAGGTGAAGGGGAGCACCTGGCCAACGCTCGGGTTGTCGACCTTGGTGTATTCGATGGCGCCGGCTTCCCAGTAGATCCGCACGGCGCGGCCGGCGGTGACGGTGGTCAGGGTGGCGTTGACCGTGAGGCCGGCCGGGTCGTCGGCGGCGGTCTTGAATGCCAGCGTGAAGTCCGGATCGTAGATCGTTTCCGGCACGGTGACCGGGTCGGTGCGGCGCCGGCCGGTGCCCAGGTCGGCAACGGTCACGTCCCAGGTGCCCGGCCGGGACAGGCGGGTGAACACGTCGCCGTGCCGCGGGTAGACGATCTGTTCGAGGGTGTCCGGCGGCCACCAACCGTCATCTGGCCACAGAATCCGTACTGGTGTAACCAGGTTGCCGGGCAAATCGGCGTCGTCGAACGTGATTTGTAGTTCTTGCTCTTTGCTCCATTCGGTGTTGTGGCTGTAGACAATTCCGGGTTGGAGTCCTTCGCGTATCACGGCCGGGGCGCTGGCCAGGACGTCGACCTTGGGTGGTGGCCAGGGCCGCTCGCGGAACTGGGTGGTCAGGAACACCTGAAAGGCGGCGTCGCGGTCGTAGGTCTTGAGGACACCGCGGTTCGGGTCGATCGGGCTGGTGGTGGTGTCACCCCAGTGGACGGTCGCGCGGCGGTCGTAGCCGGACATGCGGGCCAGCACGGTACGGGCGCGGCTTCCCACCGGCTCAACGGAAAGCGTGATGGCGGCGGCCTGGTCGGGTTCGGTCATGTGGCGCTCCAGGGGATGATCTGGAAATCGGTTGACTGTTCGGTACCGTCCTCATAGGAAATGGTCAACGTGTGCTCGCCGGGCTCGTATTCGTGCTCGAATGAATCGGCGTCGATGATGTCTGGGGTGGCGTCTTCCTGCCACGTGACCTTCAGTTTCTTGGCTGGGTTGCGGCTGGTGACCGTGACCAGCGTGTGGTTAACGGTGCTGCCTTTGCTGGTGCCCCACACCAATGTCGCCGGCGGGTCGTCGCGCTTCACTCCCCATTTGCGGTTACTCAACATCGTCAGCACGTCGCCGGGCTGGGCCAGGGCCAGGGATGCGTCGTCGGTGTCGCCGAGAAACGCCAACAGGTTCTTGACGGTCTTCCACGTCGAGCCGTCCGAGACCAGCACGTAGCCGTCCGGCGACTCGTCGACCTGAGTGGACACGTTGTGCAGGCTGCCCAGGGTCGAGATCACCGGCCAGGTCGCGATCGGCGGCGGCTGGTCAATCGCGATGTCCCGCAACAGAACCGGGGTGTTCTGGTCGGGCACGTGCGCATAGGTGACGGCCAGCGATCCCTCTTGGATCTCGTAGTACGCCTGGTCGCACATCTCCATTTGCGGGCACGGCGTGAGATCCAGCGACCACCAACCGTCTGGGTTGGTGCTGCCGGTGGCCAGCGAGACAACCCGGCCGGTGCGGTCGGCCAGCCAGGTGGCGGGCGCCAGGATGGTGGCGCGCACGAGCTTGCCGGCGGCCGGCTCCCCGTCCGGAAGTAACAGCCTGGACCGCACGGTGGTCAGCCGGCGGTCGGACCCCGCGGTCATGTGCACATCACCTCAAGGTGACTCGGCACATTCAGGCCGCCACCGTCGCCGCGGTTGATCGCGATCACTTCGGCTTCGCGGCCGCGGTACACGATCAGCGAGCCGGGGGTGACGTCGTCGCGCAGCTGCATAATCACG